AAAACTTAGTGCTTCAGAATTCTTGCAATGAACCCAAATTTGATTAGTTCTATCAGTCAACCACTCTGTTGGTACAGGGTATTGTGGCTGGTCATGACCTAAAAAGGGGCCAGATTCAGTTACCCATAAATCAACTTCAACATCAAAACCTTGAGCTATAGCTTCTTCGACGTATTGAGGTGTGTTTTCACGTTCTGGATTCTTTCCAGAAATATTACCTCTGTGAGATATGTAAATCATTTTTCAACCTGAACCCAAATCCAATTTTTGTGGTTATCCCCAGGACCAGTTTGTTGAATATCAGACTTATAATTTTTGAATCCGATTTTACTAACTAGGTCATCTATCAAATCGTTTTCATCAGCAATACTTACGTCGGAGTGACCGTTTGTGCTCCCTGCATTGTAGTTATTATCGTAATAACCAGCAGTTGGTATTTCGCCTTTTCCGCCGTAACCCATCTGGAAACACAACTTTCCGCCTGGCTTCAAGACTCTGAAGATATCTTTCAGAATGTTGAATCTAATTTCATGCACACAAATATGCTGAAAACAAATAACTGCAAAAACAACATCGTAAATGTCATCGCCAATTGCCGACAGATTATCTCCACTGGTTACATAGAGGTTTGGCTCTGAAATATTGTTTGCTTTTGTATTGATTCTGGCTTTTTCTATGTTTACATCAGATATATCAATTCCGTCAACTCGAGCAAATCTGTCTGCAAACTTGACCAAGTTTCTTCCAGGTCCGCATCCATATTCAAGTGCTACAAGACCATTTGTATCAAAGTCCTTGAACAAGAAATTGTCATAGTCTGACCAGTTGTTGTGTGCGTCGTATGAGCCGACAACTGGGTCTCTGAAATCAAGTGACCACTTTGATGCATATTCGTCATAATATGAATTTTGCATAGCTAGATAATCTTTTTTACTTTTGCTCATTTATTGTTCTCCAAGTAGTAGTTGAGGTCTTCTGGTGTTCCAATGCCCCACATCTTGGGAACTTCCTTAATCCGAATCTTTTTTCCATCTTGAATTGCTTCATTAAATACTGGACATACATAGAACTCATTGTTGGTTCTGATATCTTTTTCAATCATCTGATTTGCGTATTTAACATAGTCAGAACCGTGCTTCCAGTAATAAATCCCAACTGTGGCATTATCTGAAATTGGGTTCTTTTCTGCAACCTCATCTACAAGACCATCATCGCCGAGCTTTGCATAAGACCACTTTGGATGGGTTGCCTTGAATGTCAGAATCCCACCATCAACACCTTCTGCTCCAAATGCGTACAAGCACTCGTTGCTATTCCAGTCCACTATCTGGTCGGAGTTTGCCATCAATAATGGTTCGTCGTTATCTATTAGACCAGATGCCAAAAGCGTCGTGCATGCAGCACCTTCGGTCATTCCATCAACTAAAACAATGTCGCAACCTGGCTTGATGAGTCCTAATACTTGTTTTAGGTTGTATTTCTCGTAATGTTCTTTTTGAACAAGAAATATGAAGTGAGCATCAATATTCAAGTTCTCGACAACAACTTGAATCATTGGCTTCCCGTTAACTTCGATTAGCGGTTTTGGAAACGTATATCCAGCCTGTGCAAAGCGTGAACCAGCTCCAGCCATTGGTATCAAAACATTCATTTTTTCGTTCCTCCATGCAACAGGCTTCTTGCCTCTTGTCTCTATTTCATCAACAAAGCGCATTAAACGTTCTTTGTTCAAGTCACTGGCGTTCTTTATTGCATGTAGGTTTGCTCCCGAACTAAGCGCCCCTTCCCTGCCGATATGGGAATCCTCAATAATTATAGTATTTGCAGGTGATGCATCAAGTGAAACCATGCATTGCCAATACATCTCTGGGTGCGGCTTGTGGTTCCTTACATCTTCATTGCTCATTATGTAACTGACATATTTGAGCACACCAATTGCATCTAGTGCCGTAATAACAGTGTCTCTTATGGCATTTGATGCAACAGCTATTCGCCAACCCTTTTCCTTAAGCGTCTGCATTATGTCAATGGCTATATAGTTTTTGGGAAAACCTGAAAGTATTTGGAGAGTGGCTTTTTGCTTATCTTCCCAAACCTGTTGATGCGCTGACTCTGGTAAACCCTTTTCCTCAGTGAGCATCTTTAGTTTTGTCGTTGTTCCAAGACCGTCATATCTGGATAGGTGCTCTTCTTCGGAAATAACATACTCTCGTCCAATTCGACTTAGAGCGATATTCAGCGAATCGTAGTGAACTTCTCGTGATTCAATCAGAACCCCATCAAGGTCAAAGATGACAAGAAAGTTATTTTTCATTTGGATTGGGCCCTGCGTGTCTATGCCACTTGTTGTGACGGACAATGCTATTTCCGTTGCACTTCATTACGTATTTGTTGCGCACACGCATTGACCACTCAACATCTTCTTCTTCGTTCCACCCGCGCGATTCATCAAGAGGTTCCTCAATCATGACGTGCTTTTTAATCATGAAGAATCCACCAGATATGTACATGTATTGAGTCTGCGTCCAGTCGCTATAGTCGAGCGACCATGCTCTGCCGTGTCCCGGCTTGTCCCATAATGACCAGTCCATTGGATTTCTGGCGCCAGTAACTAGATATTGAGGGCACGAGCATATTTCCCAGTCTGTTCCAAATGACTTAAACTCTTCGTACCATTTCAAATCAAAGATGTGATAGTCATGCATTAGTACAATATTTTCGTACTTTGCATTTTGAACAAGAATATTTTTCTTGCGAGTAATCCATCGCGGCTTAACAGATTCGTCAAAATCAATCTTTACAATATCTTCGCCATCAACCCCACTTGAATCGCCACCGCCAACAAGCAAAATCTCATACTCTGGAATATTCAATTGACGTATGCTGGATAATATTTCCAGTAAACGAGCATTATCCTCATATACGGTAATAATTCCAAATGTCCAAGCTATATCGTTCATCAAACAGAACCAGACTCGTTAAAATTATCAATAAGTATTTTTTTAAAAACTGAATCCCACTCTGGGCCCCTAGCGGTCATTGTGAAATCTTGTAGCCGTTCAAGGTTGTGGCCCACCTCGTCAGTACGCAATTGCCTATCGCGTAATTCATCAAAATGATAAGCCCAATCATCGTCGTTATATGCGACGCGACCAATCTCGCCTTCCTTTGCAAGATATTCGTATTCTGGAGAGTATGAAGAAATAAACGGAACACCAGCTGCGGCGTATTCAAGTCCTTTAATAAAAGATTTAGCGTGGTTAAATTTGACGTTACTAAGTGGAACAATCCCAATATCAATTGGTTCAAAAAGCTTTGGGTATGAACCGATTGGAACAAGTGGCATGGTTCTTACAATGCTCGACGGAATACCCAGTTGCGAAGCTGCAGTTGGAGCGCCGTTGCTCGTGTGGCCAGAATGATGAAAAACCATTTTTCTGCTCTGGAGATATGGACCCATAAACGAAGAGAGCTGTTCAAGGTCGCCAGAACGCCACGGCGTTGCACCAACCCAGCCAATCTTGAGCCTATGGTTTTGTGTTATGCGTCTTGGCTTCCAGCGCTCAATATCAATCCCATTGCGGACCATATAAACATTGCTTCTTTTTGCAGAATAGTATTCATACAAAAACGGAGTTGAAGTTATGACAGCGTCAGCACGCATTATTATTTCAGAATAAATTTCTCGGTTGTTATCTGGGTTGCTCTTTGGGTCGGTTGCCGCATATGCCCTATTTGTTGGTTCTAAACCATCAAACCAGTCATCAATATCAACAACGATTTTTTGTCCTAATTCTTTTGCCCGTGGCATGTATTCAAGGACTTGTCTTTGCATCAAGAGTTTGAATACGATGATGTCCCAGCCGTGGATTATTTTTCCATCATTGATAATTAACCCGAAACCTTTTTCATTCGTGAAACCAGGAAATCCGAGGCCAGTCATCCATCCAAATTTTTTGAGTTGGTCCATTGGTAGCTTGCATCTATACCAAGCGCAACCGTTTGGCTGGAGTGGGTCAGTCCCCCACGCCCAGTCTCCAGTTATGTAACCTATTGTCGGTTTGCGTTTTTTGTTCACTGATGAAATCTAGCAAAGATTTAATTATTCGCCACCGAACCCCATGCTTTTCTCGTAAAAGCCAGTGCGTTCAATGTGTGTGTTTTTAAAATCTGAGTGACTGTTGGTACTGAACGATGTTGAATTGATTACCGTTTTGTATGGAATTGAGTCTGTTCCACTATTTGAATAATTAGCTACCAACAAATTGACAGCTTCATTTGGTGTGCTTCCTACAGCAATTGGAAAATCGTGCTTGGCATCCCAGAAATCAACTGCATCACAATCATCACCTTCCAAGTAGTC